TGAGGGTTTAACTTATTTAGATAAAGGAGCAAATGCTGTTGAAATTAAAAGAGGAATCGATGCTGCTGTAAAACAAGTAGTAGCATGCCTTCGTAAAGAAATAGCAGAAGACATTACCTCAGAAAACCAATTAGAACAAATTGCCACAGTATCAGCTAATAATGATCCTGAAATTGGAAAATTGATTTCCACAGCAATGGAAAAAGTAGGTCGTGAAGGAGTAGTTCATATTGAAGAATCTAAAACTGGAGAAACATATCTTGAAACAGTAGAAGGTATGCAATTTGATAGAGGATATAAATCACATTATTTTGTAACAAATAATAGTGATATGACTTGTACTTTAGAAGATCCTTTTATTTTAATTGCTGATCGTAAATTTAATCAAGTAAAAGATTTGTTACCTATTCTAGAAGGAGTATCTGGAACAGGTAAATCACTTTTAATTGTAGCTGAAGATATTGATGGTGAAACTTTAAGTACACTTATTGTAAATAAAATGAGAGGTACTATTAAAGTAGCAGCTGTTAAAGCTCCTGATTTTGGTGATCGTAGAAAACTCTTACTTGAAGATATGGCTATCATGACTGGTGGTCAAGTATTCTCAAGTGAAAAAGGAATGAAACTAGATAAGTTTTCTTGGGATTGGTTTGGTAAAGCTCGTTTAGTAACTATTACTAAAGATCAAACAACAATTGTTGATGGTAAAGGTGAACAAGAAAAAATCAATGCTCGTATTGAAGAACTACAAGTTCAAATTGATAAATCAACTGTTCCATTTGAAAAAGAAAAATTACAAGAACGCTTAGCTAAATTTATTGGTGGTGTAGCTATTATTCATGTGGGTGGAAATAGTGAATTAGAAATGAAAGAAACTAAAGATAGAGTTGATGATGCTCTTCACGCCACTAAAGCTGCTTTAGAAGAAGGAATTGTACCTGGGGGAGGTTCAGCTTTATTATATGCTAGAGAAGCAATTACTGAATCAAGAGCTGAATTAGATTCTGATTCTTATATCGGTAAACAAATTGTTTATAAAGCTTGTGCTTCACCATTTATGAAGATTCTAACCAATGCTGGTTACTCAGAAGAAGAATGTTATGGACTAATTACTCGTTTAGATGGATCTGACCATTGGATGGGTTATGATATTAAATCTGAAACATATGCTAATATGAAAGGTGTTGGCATTATTGATCCTGCTAAAGTAACTCGTAATGCAATTGAAAATGCCGCTTCAATAGCAGGAACAGTATTGTTAACTGAAGCAGCAATTATTGAAATTAAAGATAATAAAGAACAAGAACAACCAGCTGGAATGCCTGGAATGTATTAATTATGATAGAAGAAAAAATTATTTTAATAGCTAGAAGATCACCTCCTGGTGACAATTGGATCTTAGTAGATGATGTGACTAAAACTGTTCATAGATCATTAACTGAAACATTAGAAGCTTATTTTCAAAAGACTCAAAAACCTTGTGATTTTAGATTAGCGCCTTTAAAAGGTGAGTTGTATATAATTACAACTGAGGAAGTAGCACCTCCTCCTCCTAAGAAATTTAATATCTATGGAGATTATTAATTTGACTTCCTAAAAAATATTTTATATATTTAATAAAAATAAGTTATGTCAAAAAGGTTACATACAATATTAAATGAAAAGTATCGTCCTGATACTTTAGAAGGTTATATTTGTCGAGATGAGATTAAAACTAAGTTCCAAGAGTTTATTAAGAGTCAAGATATACCACATCTTCTATTCGCTGGTAAACCTGGTGCGGGTAAAACCACGATTGCCAAAATCTTAGTAAATAATATTGACTGTGATTATTTGTATATTAATGCGACTGATGAACGTTCAATTGATGTTATGAGAGATAAAGTAGGAGCATTCGCTGCTGCTGGTTCATTTAAGCCTCTTAAAATAGTGATATTGGATGAGGCAACTCATATACTTCAAGCATCACAAGTTATCTTGTTAAATATGATGGAAACATATAGTTTAACAACTCGTTTTATTTTAACAGGTAACTATCCAGAACGTCTTATAGAACCATTAAGAAGTAGGTTACAAGAATTTGATTTGTCTCCTCCAACTAAAAAAATAGTAGCACAACATATTAGTACTATTTTAGATAAGGAAGAAATTGAATATGAAATTCCTGATCTAGTTACTATTGTAAATAAGTTTTATCCTGATTTTAGAAAAATAATTAACAACTGTCAAAAATATACAGTTGATAATAGTCTAGTTCTAGATAATCTTTCAGATACAAATGATAATTATAAAGAACATATATTAGAAGAACTTAAAAAACCGTCTATAAAATCGTTTAACAACATTAGACAGATTATAGCAAATACTGATATAAGTGATTTTGAAGACTTATATAAGTTTTTATATGATAAATTAGATGAATATTCTAAAGGTAATAATGGTTTAATCATCTGTTATTTAGAAGAATATATGTACCACGCTACATTTAGACTTGATAAAGAAATTAATATAATGGCATGTATATCAAAAATATTAGAAACAATTAATAATAAAAAAGTAATATGAACAAAAATCAACAAATGCAGATGAATGTGGATATTAAACAAACCACACCAATCGAATCAGAAGACGGAAATCAAGTATTTCAAGAAGCAGTAATTTTAAGAAAAGCAAGTAAATTTTTAGTAGGTACATCAGAAGATGCTATTATTCCTATCCCTGTATTTATTGATGTTAAAACAGGAAAAATTTTAACAGAACTGTTACCTAAGGAACTTCGTGAAGAATATGAAGAACACAACACAACAAAGTAAATCATTTTCAGTATTTGATTGGATCAAAGCAGTTATTGATACTAAACAATCTTGGGAATCATTTACTCCTGATCAACAAAAACAATTTAATAATTTTATGATTCATCGCTTTTTAAGTATGAATCCTAAATATATAGAAATTGTTAATTATATACAAGGACTTAATATTAAAGAAAGTAAGCGATTGTATGAAGTATATTGTTATATGATTCCTCAATCTAAAAACACTTACTCAACTTATATCAAATCAAATACTAAAAAATCATCTCCTGAAGCAGCACAGCATGTAGCAGAATATTTTGAATGTTCTGTAAGTGAAGCTGAAGAATATATTTCACTAACTGATAAAAAATGGTTAGAAAATATTTTAGTTACTAAAGGAATTGATGAAAAAGAAATTAAAAAACTATTAAAATAATGGCTGAAAAAGAAATGTCTGCTATTGAGCAATTAGAAAAAGAATATCCTACTATAGCAAATGGTTATAAAAAGATTCTTAAAGAACAATATGAATTGTTTGCTAGGAAACACCTCGATTACGGTCTAGAAAATATCTCAGCTGGAACTCAATTATCAGATGATAATGAGAAACAGTTTGCGTTGACTGGTCTTTGGTATAGACTATCTGATAAAGTAAATAGATGGAAAAATCTTATTATTACTAAACAAACAGCTAAAAATGAAACTTTAACTGATACTTATCAAGATATTGCTAATTATGGTATTATAGCACAATTAGTAGATAGAGGTCTATGGAGACGAGATAATGGCTAAAAAGTCTAAACTTCCTGAGGTACTTAAACGAATAAAAAATTTCAAACCTATTGAAATTAATTATGCGTTTCAAAAGAGTATCTCATACTCTCAATTATCAATGTATTCTTCATGTCCTAAAAAATGGGCATTGCAATATAGAGATGGGCATAAAATTTATGCCCCTTCTATTAATATGACTTTTGGAACTGCTATTCATGAAACAGTACAAAAATATCTTCATACAATGTATGAGGAAAGTGGAGTACAAGCTGACAAAATAAATCTAGAAGAATTATTTGAGGAGCGTTTTAGAGAAGCATATGCTAAAGAATATGCTAGTAATAAAAATGTTCATTTTAGTGGTCCTGAAGAAATGAGAGAGTTTTTTGATGATGGGATTGCTATTTTAGAATTTGTTAAAAAACAAAGAGGAGAATATTTTACCTCTAAAGGATGGTATCTAGTAGGAATTGAAATCCCAATTGTTATTTCACCAGATAAAAAATATAACAATGTTTTATATAGTGGTTTTATCGATCTAGTAATGTATAATGAAAATACAGAAACATTTACTATATACGATATAAAAACTAGTACTCGAGGATGGGGTGATAAAGAAAAAAAAGATGAAATAAAACAATTTCAAATTTTACTTTATAAAACTTATTTTAGTGAACAATTTGGAATTCCAATTGAAAATATAGATGTTAAATTTTTTATATTAAAAAGAAAAATTTGGGAGAAAAGTGAATTTCCTCAAAAACGAGTTCAAGAATTTATACCTGCAAACGGTAAAACTAAAATAAATAAAGCTAAAAATGCTTTAAATTCATTTATTGATAATATCTTCAATACAGATGGATCCTATAAAAATACAGATCATTTAGCTCAACCTAGTAAATCTAATTGTATGTATTGTCCTTTTAAGAATAGAAAGGACTTATGCGAGAGTGCAACTTAACTAGATCTTCATATATTTATATACGTAAATAAAATTATAATGTTATGGACAATACGCAATTAACCTCAGTTAAAGTCGATAAAGACTTATTTGATGATTTTAAAATTGAGTGTGTTAAAAGAAAATTTTCATTAAATAAGCTTGTTAATCGAGCAATTGATTTATATCTTACTAATGATGATTTTAGAAAACAACTCACCAACTACAATAATCCAAAAATTAAAGACTAAAAATTAAGTTCTATGAATGCAAGTTTTGCTTATCTACCTCAAGATCAGAGGAAAAAGATTTTATTAATTTGTGATGATTTAAGAGTACACTCAGGTATAGCAACAGTTGCTAGAGAGATGGTTCTTAATACTGCCCAACATTTTAATTGGGTACAAGTAGCAGGAGCTATAAATCATCCTGATAAAGGAAAGAGATTAGATCTATCTCAAGACACTAATAATAACACAGGTTTAACAGATGCTTCTGTAGTAATGTATCCTGTTGATGGATATGGTGATGCTAATTTAATTAGACACCTTATCAGAGCTGAAAAACCAGACGCTATATTTTTGGTTACTGATCCAAGATATTTTATGTGGTTATTTCAAATTGAAAATGAAATTAGAAGAAAAATTCCTATTGTTTATCTTAATATTTGGGATGATTATCCAGCACCAATGTATAATAGACCATTCTATGAAGCATGTGATGCATTGTTAGGTATTTCTAAACAAACAGTTAATATTAATAAGTTAGTATTAGGTGAAGAAAAAGCTAAGAATAAACTTATTAAATATGTTCCTCATGGTTTAAATCATAATATATTTAAACCTATAGATAAAGACTATCCTAAATACTCTGAGTTCCTTAACTTTAAAAATCAAACATTTAAAGGAAAAGAATATGATTTTGTTTTATTTTTTAACTCAAGAAATATCCGTCGTAAACAAATCCCAGATACACTTTTAGCTTATAAGTATTTTATTGATACATTACCTGAAGAAAAAGCTAAAAAATGTGCTTTTATGCTTCATACCCATATTGTGGATGATAATGGAACAGATTTAGGAGCACTATGTGAATATTTATTTGATAATGATCCTAGATATAATATTATATTTACTCCTCCTGGATTAGGTCCAGAACAGATGAGTTGGTTATATAATATGAGTGATGTTCAAATATTATTAACATCAAATGAAGGATGGGGATTATCACT